GGCCAGAAGGCGAGCTGAGCGCCGGGCGGGGGTTCCACGGGGAACGTCACGCCAGCCACGGCGACCACCGCGAAGAAGAGGAGGAGGAGACGGTCGGAGGTGCGCATCAGAAGAGTCCCCCGAGCATGCCGCCACCCTTCGCCGTGCCACCATCCTTCGGAGTGACGCCCCAAGTTCTCTGCTGGTAGCCGAGCGCAGGCCCGACCGCCTGCTGGTACTTCCCGACCTCGGCCCAGGGCTCCTGGTAGCGCCTGTACTCGTCCTCGAGCTCCGCCTGCCGCTGGGCCTGCTCGAGCCCGCCGGCCTGGATCTGCGCGGCGGCGCCCGTGCGCGCGATGTCGCCGTAGAGCGGAGCGCGGCCGGCGGCGCCCTCCATGATCGCCCGCTCCCGGGCCAGCCGGTCGGCCTCGATGGCCTGGACCCCCGTGTAGCCCTGCTGGGCCATCCCGGCGAGCTGTCCGGCGGCGCCCATCTGACGGCCCCTCTCGGACTCGTAGCCCTGCCCGTAGATGTCCGTCGCCATCCCGGCCAGCTCCCCGGCGAGACCTCGCTGAGCACTGCCCACCGCTTGCTCGTACTGGCCGCTCCCGAGGCGTCCCGAGGAGGCGTAGCGGGTCTCGAGCTGGGGCATCGTGATGGTCTGGTAGGCCCGTGCGGCGCTCTGCGCGGCGTTCCCGTAGAGCGCGTCGAGGTAGGGGTTCATGGCGGCCCCAGAGGCCGTCTGACGAAGCTGCTGGACACCGGGGGCGCCGGCACGGAGGAACGGGTCTCTGGAGGGGTCCTGCGCGCCCGCTCCGAGGTAGCCCCCGCCGAGTACGTCGCCCGTGTAGCCCTCCGAGGCCGCCTCCGCCCAACGCGGTCCGCCGGCTTCGTAGAGGTTCCCGAACGCTTGCTGCTGAGCAGCCGAAGGTCCAGCGAAAGTCTCCCCGGCGTAGGGGCCGCGCTCGAGGAGCTCGCCGGCCGCCCCGTAGGTCTGCTGGAGCTGCGGGGCGTTGAAGTAGGACTGCGCCGAGATGATGTCCTGGGCACGGTCGGGCAGGTGCTCCTCGCCGTAAGCCTCCATCCCGGGCCGGTAGGAAGGCGTCCCGAAGAGGCCGGGGTCGTAGGCCCCGGTCGGCAGGAACCCGGCCGGCGTCGGGGTGTAGGCGGGCGGAAGCGCCGTCGTCCGCTCTCCCGCCTTCGAGTAGGTCTCGACCGGGGCCACGGGCGGCGGGGTGTAGTAGCCGGTCTGGAGCTGGCCGGGGACCGGCGGCGCCGCCCACGGCGGGGCGTCAGTCGTACCCAGATCGCCTCGGTCGCGCGCGAGCTTGTAGTCGGCCACCTCCTCGGGCGTCGGGGTGTAGCCGGGCGCTCCGCGCGCCGGGGGCGTGTAGCCGCCGGGGTAGCCGCCTTCTTCGAGCGCGCGCTCCTTCGCTCCCTGCTTGAGCGCCTTCTTCTCGACCTTCGCAGCCTTCTTCGCGACCTTCGCCTCGGCCTTGTACTCCTTCTGGCGCTGCTTGAACGCCTCCTTCTCCACCTTCGGGGCGTTCTTCAGGAGCTTGGCTTCGATCTTCGCCGCTTGCTTCGCGGCTTTGGGAGAGGCAGTCGGAGTCTTCCCCTTCGCCACCTGCTTCACGTTCTTCGCCGCGAGCTTCGCCGCCGCCTTGGCCTGCTGGGTGTCGAGCTTCGCGGACTTGGCCGCCTTCGGCGCCGCCTTCTTCGCGGCTTTCTGCTCCTGCTTCGCTTGCTTCTTGGCCGCTTTCGTGGTGGCCCCCGTGACGGCTTCGAGCTGCTCCTGGCTGAGCTGCTGGGTGATCGTTCTCTTCCCCGCCTGCTTCGCGGATTTCGCGGCAGCCTTCGTGGCAGCCTTGGCCTGCTTCGTCGCGAGCTTCGAGGTCTTCGACTTCTTCGACTTCTTCGCCATGCGGGTCTCCTAGCCGAGAAACGAGACCTTGTAGGTCAGGTCAGGAATGGCGCTCTGTCGGTGGTAGAGGGTAGCGGAACCCACCGTCGGCACGATGCTGAGCCCCGCCCCCACCATCGCCTGCGCCGAGGGGGTGAGCGGGGCGAGCGCCAAGGAAGTCGTCGGGATGATCCGATCGTCCACGATCGTCGTCGAGAGCGCCTCGGTCGCGAGCGTCACCGTGATGACCGCGTTGATCTTGCCATCGAGCGCGTTGTTCACCGCCAGGGCGAGCTTGCGGCGATGCTCCACCTCGTCGTCCCACTTGAGAGGAGCGACCACCACTTTCCCGGGCTTCTGAGCCATCAGCGGTCTCCCGAAGAGTCGTAGTCCACTTCCACACCCGAGAGATACTCGAAGTTCCCCGCGACGCGTACATCGACCGCCGAGTAGCGGGCATCAGCACGGAACTGACAGACCCCATCGCTATTGCGCGACGCCTGGGCCACGACGGTATCCTCGGTGTCGATGTTGTTCGAGCGGAGCTGCAAGCCGCAGCTCGTGATGGTGGGTTTGCTGCCCGCGAAATCACTGACGATCGGGCGAATTCCTCGGAGGAACGAACGCCGCCCACTCACCCACTCGACCATGCCGGTCACGAGTCGTGCCGTGGAGGTCGGCGCCGCGTCCATCGTCGAGAGCTGCCAGGCCGTCGGCGTGCCCGAAGGGCTCCCCTTGAAGCCGCCGAGGGTGAAGAGACCACTCACCTGCACCTTGTCCCACGACTCGTCGGGAGGGAGGTCGATGTCCTCGTCCGGAGGAGGCGCTTCGAGGCTCGTCGCCGCGCCCGAGGCCGCCACCGGGAAGACCACCTCGACATCCGCGATTCGGATGAGCGCGAAACGATCAAGAGCCCAGTTCCAGACGAGGAGCTTGTTCGGAATCCCCGTCGTGGACGTCGTATCGACGTAGAGGAAGTAGACGATGGGTCGGTCGGGGTCCGCCGCCGCCCACGAGCGCGAGAGGAACGGCTCGCTGATGTCGCGCAGCAGGAACGGAGACACCGAATCCTGCGCGATGGGATCGGAGCCCGACCCGGCCGTCAGAACATTGAGTCCATCCTCGGCGAGATAGAGGATCCTGCGGTTTCCGAGGGAGATGACCAGCCCGGGAGTCAGCAGCCCGCGACCATCCTCGACTTTCTGGAAGTTGTAGATGACGTCGCCGCCCGTGAAGTCCATGCGCCAGACCGCGCGCTCCTGGAAGATGATGCCGCCATCTCCACCGCCGATGATGCGCTGCACGCGCCCGTAGGGACCCTCGAGATCCTGTCGGTCGGAGAGCACGGAGGCCGCGAGGTCGGTCCCGGGCGTGGGCCAGGACTGCGGGTTCCCCACCGCGCTCCACTGCACCCGCGCAGGCTTCGCTCCCTCCACGGGGTCGATCAGGTCCCCGAGCACGAGCTGCTGGGAGATGATGGCGAGGTGCGCTGCCTGAGGAGCCGCCGTGATGTTCGTGAACTTCTCGGGGGTGGACCCGAGCGTCCCGAACAGGTCGCGCGCCTGGAGCGGGTCGAGATAGTTGGTCCCGTAGCAGACGTTGCCGAACTGCGTCAGCTCCCAGCGTCCTTCGACCGGCGTCCGGTAGCCCCCGGCAGGCCCGGTCACGTCGAACGTCCCATCGCCCGTCAGCCACCAGAGCTTCGTGGCCGAGCCCGCGACGTTGAAGCCGTTGGCTGCATCGTCGAATCCCGCATAGGCCCCCTGCGGGCGCTCCGTGATCGGTGTCACCACGAGCGCCGGCTGGAAGTCCGGCACCGGCGCGTAGCCCGCAGGCGTCGGGAGCACGTTCTCGGCCGTGAGGAGGCGAAGTTGGGACTTGCCCGACGCGACCGCCTGGATGGGCACCGCGAGCCCCGCTTCGTTGAGCGCAGGCTGCCAGGTACCGAGCTCGACTTGGAGCTTCACGTGGGGCTCCACCTTGTGGACACCGGACGATAGACCGGGCGCCCCGCGAGCTTGCCTCCTCCCACGCGCGAGTTCCATTCGAGCTTGCGCGCCGCCGTGAGCGCGCGGTCGTAGAACGCCTGCCACGTCACGATGCGCTCGTCGTTGCGCAGGAACGGCTCGGCTTCGAGCAGCGAGGCGTAGAGCATCAGGTTGGGGTACTGCGAGAGGATGGCGTCCGTAGTGTTGTCCGCCGGCTGCGCGGGCTTCGTCGCGTAGTAGCGGAGCGTGTAGGCCGCTCCGATCCCGGGCGCCGGAGCGAGCAGCAGCACGTTGCCCTGGATCATGTAGAACGTCACCTGCCCACCGCTCCAGCTCGGAGAGCGGGCTTCGGCGAAGGTGGACGGATCCGTGAGCTGGAGGGTCGTGATTTCCCCAGAGGAGAGCGCGATCTCGAAGGAGCGAATCTCGTCGCGGTCGGCCGGCAGCGCGAGCTGGTCGGCCGCCGTCAGCACCCCCGTCGTCATCACGTCGAGCCCGCGCAGCTTGAGATCGTTGCTCACCCGCTGGCGGGCGAGGGTCACGAAGTCCACGATGTTCGTCGTGAGGTCGGTGCGAGCGAGCCACGTCGCGACCGCCGCCTTCAGCTCTCCGTAGGTCGCGAACGGCATCAGAACCTCCCGGGCCGCGTGCGAAGATAGCTCCACTCCGGGTCGTGGAGGAGCTTCACGACCTTCTTCTCGTCATTCGGGTCGAGCACGTTGATGCCCTTCTTGAGCCACTGCTCGACCACCACGAGCGGGATGTGGGCCTCGTGGCGGAACTCCTCGCCGCGCGTCGGCTTCCAGTCGTTCGCGAGCCGC